CTACCAAAAGTATGCTTGATGGGTGTGCAAAAGAGATTGAAGAAATGGAAGCCGAGGTCGAGCGGCTGAACGGCGAGCTCGGCGAGCTGGAAGGCATCCGGTCCTACCTCAAGTGGAACGGGCTCCAGGCTGATCTGAAAGACTGGCTCGACTGGCGCGCCGGTCGCAACGGATCCGAGATCCCTTTCCCCAAAGACTTCCTCCCACCCAATGCCTGACCTAACTCACGCGGATCGCGGCTCGCCCTTCCAGGCGCCGCCGGCGACTCCTTACAACATCATCAGCTTCGGCGCCGGCGTGCAGTCCAGCACGATGGCCCTCATGGCTGCCAAGGGCCTGATCGGGCCGATGCCGGACGCGGCGATCTTCGCCGATGTGCAATCCGAGCCCGAGTCCGTCTACACCTGGCTCGATTACATCGAGAAGCAGCTGCCGTTCCCCGTGATCCGGGTATCCAAGGGCTGCCTGGAGAAGGACGCCCTGGTCGTGAAGGAATACCTCAAGCGGCCCGGCGAATACTGGGTCAAGTCCCTGATCCCGGCTTTCGTCAAGAATGAGGACGGGTCCAAGGGCATCGTCGGCCGGGCGTGCACCGCCATGTACAAGGTCGAGCAGATCATCAAGGCCTCGCGCAAGGTCGCCCAGATCAAGCGCGGCCAGAAGCATGTGACCCTGACCCAATGGATCGGGATCTCCTATGACGAGATGCAGCGCATGAAGCAGCCGTCCACCGCCTGGACATTCCACCGGTGGCCCCTGGTCGAGCTCAAGATGACCCGCCAGGACTGTCTGGACTGGATGGCAGCCAACGGCTACCCCAAGCCGCCCAGGTCCAGCTGCGTGTTCTGCCCCTATCATTCCAACAAGGAATGGATCCGTCTGCGCGATGAGGAGCCCAAGGAATTCGCCAGGGCCGTGGAATTTGAGCGCCAGATGCATGCAGCCAACGCCCGCACAGTCAATCTGCGCGGGGTTCCCTACCTTCACGCCAGCCTGAAGCCCCTGGATCAGGTAAACCTGGAAGCCGGCGCCGCCGATCCCAAGCAGCGCAACTTCGATTTCAACCAGGAGTGCGAGGGCATGTGCGGAGTCTGATCACATGAGCGACGCCAACGAACGAAAGCTGATCGCCAGGATCGCCGACCAGGACCTGATCATCCGGCGTCTGATCGGCGCCGGCAACGACATGGCTGCGGCCCTGGGCGATGGCTGCGCCCACGATGAGGACGGCTGCGATGCCTGTGTCGCCGCCGTAGCCGTATGGGACCGGCTCTACCGGGAGATCAAAAGGAACGACAAAGCCCCGTAAACCGGGGCTTTTTTGTGCCCCAATCTTTTTTTGAAAATAAGTGCAAAATGCGCTTGCATGATCTGATAACACAGCCATGTTCCCATCTGTCGCCAGTACGGGACACGCTACCGACCGCGTCATGCGGGAGCTCAGCGGATCCCTGAAAACGGCCCGTTTTTTGACAGTCCAACCAAACCGACAAGACCTGGCATAGGCCAGGCACACAACCCAGCTGGGCAACCAGCTGGGCCACTTTACCGGCCCCGTACGGGGCCACCAACCGCATGAAACCGACACACCCGACTCCCTCAAGAGTCCGGGCCGGTAGGCGCCTAGCCATTGGCGCTGACCCGGCCCGTCATGCGGATCCTTTGGCCCGCAAGGGCCCGCATCAACCAGGTATGACGCCTATCTTTTGGCGAGCCCCGGCTTCGGCCTAGGGGGTCCGGGTTGATGCGTCACTTTACGCCCGTTCCTACGGGCTTGACTAGCCGGATACTGAGACCGCCCGCGCCCACTACATTTCCGGGTACACGGCGGTTTCTACGAACCGGCAGTCTTCACTTTCCGGCAGCAATGCCGGCGATCCGGTCCTTCCCCCGCGCAAGCGGGGATCAACGCCGGCCAGAAACCAATAACCTGGAGCAGTCCCATCGCAAGGTGGGTTTGTACATGACAGGGCGCCGACAGCAATCGGCCCAGATGCCTAACACGCCTACGGGGGACATCGTCCGTATCCGGCCACGCGCGCCTCATCTCCGCGTGGTGTCTCTTTCTACTGATGCGTAAGCAGCAGCCGACCCCCGTGGACACGGGCACACAGTCCACCGACGCCGGCGCGGTTCAAGCCGCCGGCAAGCCGATCAAGTCTAAGTTCCACCGGGGCAAGGATGTCACCTTCAAGGTGAATTCCAAGCTCACCACGAACCTGATCAACCTCGGGCACCTCGCGTACCAGGCCCTCGAAAAGCCCGGTCACGACATCGACCTGGCGCTGTGCAAGCGCCTGTGGATTCGGAGCGTCAAACACCTCATCGCCATCCGGCTCGCAGCCGGGGCGAAGGTCCCCGCCATCAAAGGCGTGGATGTCGTCGCCTTCTACGGCGTCGAAGGCGTGGCGCCGAGCAAGACCGAGGCGCAGATCCGGAAGCTGGAAGCCAAGCTCGCCAAGCTGAAGGCCAAGATCGGCAAGAAGTGAACCCACGGGGCGCTCATCCAAAACGATGGGCGCCCCGTCCTATTTATGAGGGGCGATCCCTTTTTCCCAACCATGAAACACAACCAACCCGGCAAGTGGACCGCGAGCGAGCTCGCAGACCATGCTGCCAAACAGGTCCCGGCTTACCTTAACAAGCCGACCGAACGCCTGGTGCGGTATTACACCACGCGACAGATCCTGGACAAGCCCACCCGGACCGACGCCGACAAGCGCCGGGCCGTCTACGGCGAGCGCCAACTGTACCAGCTCCTGCTGGCCCTCGTGTTCAACTACGCGGGCCCGGGCGCTATCGAGGCCCACAGTCGCGGATACTTCCGCTTCCCCACGACCTCGCCGACCGGTACGGAGCACGCGCTCCGGGATCTGTATCTCCAGGCCATCGGGCCCGGTGGCATCGCCAACAGCGCTTACACGCTCAAGGTGAAGGTCAAGGTGATGAAGGGGGGTTCCAAGTGAGCACCCCGGAAACCACCCCGCTGGACCCCAAGGTGCTGGAAGCCTTCTCCTATGTGATCGTGACCGCCGTCGAAGGCGGTTTCTACACCCGGGACGATTACCGCGAATGGACCGAGTACGCGCATGCGGACGGCCCGGACGGGGTTTTCCAGGCAGCCATAACTGTCTACCCCAACCGGGTCGGCAAGTACGCCAACGACAAGAAACCGGACCCCATCCGCGTCACCGCGGACTGGTTCGCCCGGCGCATCGTCCAGGCGTTCCTGCGCGGGATCGACAAGAAGTACCCCGGGCTCGCCTGGCCTCGCAAGCCGGCCGAAGGCCCGGAGCTCCCGCCGGCGCTGATCGACAAGACAGCCCGGCTGATCCTCGGCGATGAAGATGTCGCCGGTGAGATCGATGTCATCGACGCCGGCGCGCTGCTCCAGGTAGCCGTCTACGGCGAGGTCATCTACGGATAACAAGGGCGAAACGCACCGGCACGGGCCGGGCGTCCCGGCGTCTCGCGCCGGCTGACGAGCCCCGTCAGTTAATCCAAACCAACCAAAAAAACCGAAAAAACATGATCAAAAACCTCAACCCCGATGTCCTCAAGGCCCTGGCCGCGGACATCGACGCCGCGCTCAAGGCTGTCGCCGACAAGCATGGTCTCAGCATCAAGACGGGCAACAGTCGCTATGACGACCTGACCGCCGAAATGAAGCTGAAGATCAGCACGATCGATGACACCGGCGTCACCAACACGCGCGAACGCAACGCGCTCAACACCTGGTCCGATCACCTCTTGAACGGGCTGCAATACGGCGACAAGGTCACGCTGCTCACCCGCAAGGGCAAGCTGGAGTACTCTGTCTCCGGCTATGTCAGCCGGTCGGGCAAGCTGCAGATGATCGGCCCGGATCAGAAGACCTGGCTGTTCGACGCCGCCGCGGTCGTGGCGCAGATCAAGGACGGCAAGGCGTCCGTGTCCAAAGCCTCCTGACATGGGCCTGGACATGTTCGCCCTGACCTGTGACCCGGCCAAGGTCACGCGCACCGACCTGGGGGTGGATCAGCTTCCCTCGTGGCACCCGGACAGCCCGGATGACGCGACCATGATCCACACCTGGCGCAAGCACCCGGACCTCCACCAATGGATGACCGATCTGTACTTCCGCAAGGAAGGCCTGACCGGGGACATCACCCAGGCTGAAATGGGCCCTGCCTTCAACGCCGGTCAATTCGTGCGCCTCACGGACCACGACCTGGACCAGCTTGAAGCCGCCGTCAAAGCCGGCGCGCTGCCCAAAGCCGCCGGGTTCTTCTGGGGCGTCAGCACCCCGGACGACCGCAAGGACGACCTGGCCTTCATCAAGAAGGCCCGGAAGGCCCTCAAGGCCGGCAAGGCGGTGTTCTACACCTCGTGGTGGTGATCGGTTTGGTTGGCTGTCTCGGGCCCGGGGTTCATCCCCCGGGCCTTTTTTGTGCCCGGCGCTGTCAGCACATGATCACGAAAACGACCCTTTCCGGTTCGGAAAACCCATTTTGGTTATCCGAACGGACATAAAAGGCCCGTTCCTGTGATCATACGCTGACACTAGATCAGATCAGCCGGCGCCAGCGCGGCAGATCCTGCCGGGCCTTGCGCAGCTTGCGCCGATACCGGCGCATCACCAGGGCCTTGCGCGCGCGCCGATCCGCAGATCGGCGCCGGCTCTCAGCCACCTGGCATCGCTGCCTGTCCAGGCGGTCATGGTACCACGCGAACATGGATCCCACCGGCCCGGACGGCAGCTTCAGGCGCCGGATCACCGCCGGCACGGATCCCGCCGGATCGAGAAATTCGCTGTTTTCGCCCGGTTCTTTGAGGAACTTTCCTCGTTTTGGGTTTTTCATTAAACCCCAATGTTTTTTTGAGCTCCCGGAAAGACAAGCCTATCAGCTGACAGTAGCGTAGATCGTTGACTTGCAGCTCTGACTTGCACGCCAGGCGCACGCAACTTCATGCAGATCAGCCCCATGCAGCCAGGCGTAGATCGGCCCGGTGATCGCTGACTTGCGCACGAGGAAACACTTTCCTTGCCTGTCTACGCATGAAACCCCCGTAAACATTAGAGGAAAGTGAGGAATCCCTACGGGATAGGTTAAGACGCCCTAACGGGCTGTCATTAACCCCCTTAGCCGTTGGCAGGGGGCATGACCCGTTAACTCTGATCTCGCGTAGGCCGGACCCCATCCTCACAACCTGGACAACCCATGAAAGTCATCCTGATCGTCAAAGGACACCCCAGACCACAACCCAGACCCAGGTTCATCAACGGACGCGCCGTCAGCTGCGCCGATCCCCTGGCTGCTGCCTGGAAAGCCCGGATCAAGTCTGCAGCCTCCCAGGTCCACCTGGAGCTCCCCAAAGGCCCCCTCAGCTGCAGCATGTGGTTCCGCATGCCAACCAAGGACCAGGCCAGGGCCGAGAAACCCCACACCCAGGTCCCGGACCTGGACAACCTGGCTAAGCTGGTCCTGGATGCGATCCAGGACACCGGTCTCCTGGTCAATGACTCCCAGGTCGCCAGGCTCAACCTGGACAAGACCTGGGCGCCCCTGGATCACTCCGGAGTCATGGTTGAGCTCGAAAGCTGGGAACCCTCAGATCAGCGCGCAGAGCTGCCAAAGCCGGGCTGGCTGGAGTAAGGGGTATCAGGACCCAGGCCAGGGGATCAAAAGGCTTCCTGGGGCATTTACGGGCCTACTTTTTCTCCCCGTTTAGATCTATTACCCCGTCTTTTTGCGAAACTCCCGCTTTTACCGCGCTTTTCAAGTGATCGAAGGTTTGCCGGCCCCGGGTCACGAATTCCTCCAGCTCGCTCACGCTCATCTGGTGCAGCTGCTTGCCGGATTGCTTCAGCCCCAGCTGCAAGCTCGCAGCCACCGCGCTCAACCCGTGCCCGGACGCCTCCAGGGTCCACTTGGCTGCCTGGAACCGGACCTGAGCCGGCGAAGCCGGATCGGTCATCAGCTGCTGGATCACAGACCAGGCCCTGGTCGCCCCAGCTGTCTTGATCTCGGTGTCCCGGCGCAGCTCGACCACTTCCCGTATCCGCGGATCTGCCAGCAGCAGCTTGGCTGCCGGCCCTGGATCGGCGTAGCCGGCTGCCTCAGCTGCCAGCTTGGCATCGCCGCCGTTGCCGATGTAAAGGTCGCAGAAGCCCAGCTCCTGGTCGGTCAGCGCAGCCGATCCGGCCGCCGGCTTGACCTGGAGCTCGCCTTTCCAGGAGTCCTTAGCCTGGGTCACATTCGTGGGGGTCTTAGGTGTCATAGGGGAAGATCAGCGCGCAAGCTCCTGGACCCGGCGCGCAGCGTCATACCTGGCTGCCGGCAGATCAGGGTGCCAGGCGTTAAACCGGTAGCGCCGGAAGCCCTCATAGCCCAGGTTCCAGGCCAACCAGGTCTCACACGCCAGGGCCGGCCGGCCGATGTCCCTGGTCAGCCTGGCGCGCAGATACGACAGCCAGGTCTCGGCGTAGGCTCGTGCCCGATCCGGGATCGAAGCCGACCGGTAAGGCCAGGTCGGCAGCCCGGCAGCCTTGCGCAGCCGGCTGCAATCAGCCCAGGCTTTGGCATGCCATTGCAGGACGCCCTTGGCTGCGCCCTGGTCGCCGTCTATGTTCCGGCCGCCGGTCTCGACCGCCTCGACCGCCTGGATCCACCGGCCCGGCACCGGCTCGGCTACGGCTGAGGCCAGGGCAAGGGCGCATAGGGCGATCGGCATGGCGCAGCCTACGCAGCGTAGGGCGCAGCATGCAAGGGCAAACCCGGCAGCGCACCCACCCACCCTATCGGCGCCCTCGCTCTAGTGTCTCGCGCGCACGCACGAGGGGATCACCCACCCACGCACCACCCCATCCACCCCATGCACACCCATCCACCGGTCAACCCCCGCCTACGCCCCCAGATTTCTCTACTCTTTTTCATCTCCCCGCGCGCGGAAAAATTCCGCGGCCCAGAAAACTTTGTCCTACATTTTGAGCCGTTGCACTTATTCGCAAGTTTCACACCTTGTCACCATGCCAACATCACCGCCCGATCCGTATTCACGCCAATACGACTTCACGAACCATTCAATTCTGCAGCCTAACAGCCCGCAGCCCGGCAACAAATTGGATCTGGAATTCAATGAGATCCGCGAATCGCTCAACGCAACCATCAGCCGGCTCGGCGAGATCCAACGCGACGACGGCAAGGTGCGTCAGACCGCTGTTGAGCTGACTGTCGGGCCCCAGGGCTTGCAAGGCCCCAAGGGCGACAAGGGTGACACCGGTGCACAAGGCCCGCAGGGCGTCCAAGGCATCCAGGGGCAGCAAGGATTGCAAGGACCGCAGGGCGCCACAGGCGCCACCGGTGCAGCCGGCCCGGCTGGAGCGCAAGGTGCGATCGGTTTGACGGGCCCTCAAGGTCCGCAAGGCGAAAAAGGGGACAAAGGGGACACAGGGGACACAGGGAGCGTGGGCCCACAAGGCCCAGTCGGACCAGTCGGACCAACCGGAGCGACCGGCGCGCAAGGCCCCGCGGGGGCAACGGGGGCCACGGGGCCTCAAGGCCCCGTAGGACCTCAAGGTCCACAGGGCGACAAGTACGCCGGCACCTCAACGACAAGCCTAGAGGTGTCGAACGGATCGAAAACGCTGACCACGCAGACGGGCCTGGCGTGGACGAGCCAGCAAGATCTGACAATTGTCTACGATGCGAGCAATCACATGCACGCCGTTGTGACGAGCTACAATGCCGGCACGGGCGTGATGGTGGTAGATGTGTCGAACCACACCGGTTCGGGCACATACGCGAGCTGGACGATCAACCTGGAAGGCGCAATTGGGGCGCAAGGTCCGGTCGGGCCGCAGGGGGCCACCGGAGCCACGGGGCCAGTCGGACCTGTCGGCCCTGCGGGGCCCCAGGGGCCTGCAGGAGCCACCGGAGCTCAGGGCCCGATCGGGTTGACGGGGGCTACCGGAGCGACCGGGGCCACGGGGGCGACCGGAGCCACGGGAAGCACGGGACCGCAAGGTCCAGCTGGTGCGACCGGAGCCACGGGCCCCCAGGGACCAGTCGGACCAGTCGGCCCTTCCGGACCCCAGGGACCGCAAGGCGTCCAGGGCGAGCAAGGCCCGCAAGGCATCCAGGGTCCTGTTGGCGATGCTGGCCCGCAGGGTGATCCTGGCGTGCCTGGGTCGATGCTGTTCAACTTCCTGGGCGCGTACGACAACGGCGTGACCTATTCGGCAAACGATGCGGTCGTGTACGCCGGCAGCTGCTATGTGATGACGACCTACATCGGCGCCGCCGGCTACGATCCGGTGTCGTATCCGGGCAGCTGGACGATGGTGGCGAGCAAGGGATCTGACGGAGCTCCGGGCGCCAACGGCCCTACGGGAGATCCTGGCGCGCCGTGCAACATGCGCGGGGCGTGGTTGAGCGCGACCAACTATTACGCGGGCGATGTGGTCGTGCACCTGGGCACGCTGTACGCGGTGGTCAACAATCACTATTCGATGATCGGCACCGAGGAGCCCGGGATCGACACGACCAATTACATCGCCGTGCCGGCGTTGACAGGTCCGCAGGGTCCTGCGGGCGCCGATGGTGCCGCGGGAGCGCAAGGCCCGCAAGGTCCGGCGGGTTCTCCGGCCAAGACTGTGAACGATGTTTCGGCGACTGTGCCGTACACGCTGCAGCTTTCGGACAACAACAACATCGTCTTCACGAGCAACACCAACGCCTCTACCGGCATCATCGTTCCGGCTGACTCAACCCTGGATTTCCCGATCGGGGCTACGATCATCATCGTGTCGAGCGACACCTACAACGGCATCGCGCCCGAGACAGTCGGATGGTATCCGACCATTAACGGCGGCGTTTACGGATCTCAGGTCGGGAAGACAGTCGTGACCCTGGTCAAGACTGCCGCCAACACCTGGTATTGGGCCTGATGCCGAAGAAGGAAGACGATGACATGCTTCAGCAGCTCCTGGCTGCCGAGCGCATGTTGCGCATGCGTAAGGCGCGCGAGAGCATCATCGGTTTCACCAAGTTCACGATCCCGGATCCGGAGGCTCCGGACGACACCTCGCGCAGCCGGTATCAGCCGGTGAAGCACCACGAGGTGATCGCGGCGGCCCTGGAGGAGGTCGAGGCCGGTCGCATGCCTCGGCTGATCATCACGATGCCGCCCCGGCACGGGAAGTCGGAGCTGGCGAGCCGCCGGTTCCCGGCGTGGTTCATGGGTCGCGATCCGTACCGGCAGCTGATCTTCTCGACCTACAACGACGACTTCGCCCAGGACTTCGGCCGGTCGGTGCGCGCTACCATGCGTTCGACCGAGTTCCAGCAGATCTTCCCGGCGTGCAAGCTGCGGACGGGCAGCCAGGCGAGCGACAAGATCCAGACGGAGGAGGGCGGGATGCTCAACTTCGTGGGGCGCGGCGGCGGCCTGACGGGTCGCGGCGCGGATCTGCTGATCATCGATGACCCGATCAAGGACCGCGAGGAGGCTGACAGCAAGAATCTGCGGGACAAGCTGTGGGCCTGGTTCACCGAGGCCGCGATGACGCGACTGATGCCCGGCGGCCGGGTGGTCATCATCATGACCCGGTGGCACGAGGACGACCTGATCGGCCGCCTGACGGACCCCAAGAACCCGTGTTTCAACGCGGACGAGGCCTCCAGCTGGAAGATCCTGGCGTTGCCGGCGATCGCCGAGGAGGATGACGCGATGGGCCGCCAGCCTGGCGAGGCCCTGTGGCCGGAGCGATTCCCGCTGCCGGTCCTGGAGGCGCAGCGCCGGATCAACCCGCGCGGTTTCTCGGCCCTGTACCAGGGCAAGCCCACGCCGGACGATGGCGACTATTTCAAGCGGGATTGGCTGAAGACCTACGATCACCCGTCCCAGCTGCCGGCGAATCTCCGGATCTACGGGGCGTCCGACCATGCGGTCTCGGTGGCCCAGGACGCGGACAAGACATGCCTGGGCTGCGTTGGGATCGACGAGGACGACAACATCTGGGTGCTGCCGGACCTGTTCTGGCGCCGGGCGGCCACGGACGCGGTGTGCGATGGTCTCCTGGACCAGTTCCGGCGCAACAAGCCCCTGCTGTGGTGGGCCGAGCACGGGCACATCACCAAGGCGATCGGGCCTTTCCTAAGAAAACGCATGCAGGAGGAACGGATCTACTGCGCGATCGATGAGGTTGTCCCGGCCAAGGACAAGCAGACGCGCGCCCAGGCGATCCGCGGCCGCATGGCGATGGGCAAGGTGTATTTCCCCAGGTTCGCGACCTGGTGGAATGACGCCCAGCTGGAGCTCCTGAAGTTCCCTTCGGCCCGGCATGACGACTTCGTGGACTGGATCTCCCACATCGGCATGGGGCTGTCGCTCCAGGTGCCGGCCGGCGTCAAACACAGCGAGCCCCAGGGCCCGCGCACGGGCACCCTGGCCTGGGTGAAGCACTCCTCCAAGATGAGGGAGTGGGGCGAAAACAGGTTGCGGATGTTCTGGAGCTGACGATTTTACCACCATGGAAAACAACGAACCCATCGAAAACGATCTTCCCGACACGGACTCAGCGTCCGAGGGCGAGCCGAGACGCGCCGGCATCAAGCGCGAGCCTGACGAGAATCTGCGGGCCTCGCGCCGCGCGCTCGTGACCGAATGGACCGGCAAGATCATGCGGGCCAAGAAGCATTGGGAGCTGGCGCACCGCCGGATGAAGGAGGATTCGGATTTCTACATGGGCAAGCAATGGCCCTTCCACCGCGGCGACGACGACCGCTATGTGGCGAACCTGGCGCAGCGCCATGTGCAGACGCGCGTGGCGGCGCTGTACGCCAAGAACCCCAAGGCGGTCGCCAAGCGCCGGCGCGTGCTGGACTTCCAGATCTGGGAGGGCAACGCCAGCGAGCTGATGTCGGCCCAGGTGGCGAACGACCAATCGATGATGTTCATGGGCGCGCCGAACCCGGCGTCCATGGCGCTCATGCAGGATGTGCAGCAGGGTTTCGAGAAGCGCCGGAAGCTGGACAAGGTCGCCGAGACGCTGGAGATCGTGTTCAAGCACACCCTGGAGCACCAGAATTTCAAGATCCAGATGAAGCAGCTGGTCCGGCGCGTCTGCGTCACCGGCGTCGGTTTCGTCAAGATCGGCTACCATCGCGTGATGGGCAACCGCCCGGAGGATGTCGAGAAGATCACGGACATCAGCGAGCAGCTGCGCACGCTTGAGCGCCTTGAGCTCGACCAGAAGGACGGCAAGTTCGATGAGAACCAGGCCAAGGCCGAGCAGCTGCGGCTGCTCATGAAGGAGATCCAGGAGAAGGTCAGCGAGGGCGAGACGATCACGGACGAGGGCCTGGTGTTCGACTTCCCGCAGTCGCAGAACATCATCGTGGACACGCGCTGCCGGCAGCTCCAGGGCTTCATCGGGGCCGAGTGGGTCGCCCAGGAGTTCCTGCTGACATGCAACGAGGTGAAGGAGGTCTACGGGGTTGACCTGGGCAAGACCTACACGCGCCAGGAGCAGCAGCTGACCGAGTCCGGCATGTCCGAGAAGACCAGCGACGACCTGGCCCGGATCTGGGAGGTCTACAACAAGCGGGACGGCATGAAGTATGTGATCGCGGACGGCTACCCGGACTTCCTCCTGGAGCCCAGCTGCCCGGACATCAAGCTTCGCCGGTTCTGGCCTTTCTTCTGTCTCCTGTTCAACGAGGTCGAGAACGACCGGGACATCTACCCGCCGTCCGACATCCGGCTCCTGAAGCCGATCCAGATGGAATACAACCTCGCGCGCCAGCGGCTGCGGGAGCACCGCAACGCCAACCGGCCCTTGTATGTGACGCCGATCGGCATGCTGTCCGAGGGGGATGTCAAGAAGCTCATGGACCGGCAGCCCAACGAGGTGATCCAGCTGAACAGCCTCCAGCCCGGCCAGGCGGTCAACCAGGTGATCCAGCCGATGCAGCCGATCCCGATCGACCCGTCCCTGTACGATACCTCGATGCTCATGGAGGACTTGTTCCGCGTGGTCGGCAGCCAGGAAGCCAACCTGGGCGGCGGCACCGGCAACACGGCGACCGAGGTATCGGTCGCGGAATCCAGCCGCATGAGCTCCCTGGGCTCGCATGTGGACGACCTGGACGAATTCCTGACCGACCTGGCAAAGGCGGCCAGCCAGGTGCTCCTGACGCACATGGACCCCATGACGGCGACCAAGATTGCCGGCCCTGGGGCGTCCTGGCCGACCCTTTCGGCCCAGGAAATCGCCGATGAGCTCTACCTGGAGATCGAAGCCGGCAGCTCCGGTCGCCCGAACAAGGCCACGGAGATTGCTAACTTTGAGCGCCTGGCGCCCCTCCTGATCCAGATTCCCGGCATCGACCCGACCTGGCTCGCCAAGGAGGCCATCAAGCGCATGGACGATGGCGTGGACATGACCGAGGCGGTCAAGGCCGCGATCCCGTCCATCGTGCAGCAGAACGCCCAGAAGCAGATGGGCGAGGCTCAGATGGCTGGCGGGCCTGAAGCCATGGGCGGTGCGCCGCTGCCGGGGCCGGAAGCAGCCGCCCCTGGCGCGCCTACTGGCGGCAACGCCCAGGTGCCCAACATGCCTCAACCGAAGATGTACGGGTTGCCCACGCCCCCCCAATAAGGGGGAAGTGGCTGGATTGCAAAGCCACGGCACCGACAGAAGATCGGTGTCGTGGACAACCAGACGCTAACAGATCCCGCTGCAGCCCCGTCAGCTGCAGCCACGCCCGAATCGACTCCGGCTCCGGCCGAGGTCACGCAGTCTCCGGCCCCGGAAAACGGGTCCGGGCAGGAGACGGCACAGACGCTAAACGAAGTGACCGCTGGTTCGTCGCCGGCGGCCGACAAGGACGCTAAGAAGGAGACCCTGCTGGATGTCGTGAAGACGGCGTTCAACAAGGAATCCGCGGATTCGTCCACCGCGAAGGCACAATCGGATCCCGCGCCGGATCAGCCTAACGATGCACAGGGCAAGGACAGCCAGGTGCAGAAGGATGGCCCCGAAGCGCAGCCCGACTTGCCGTTCCACAACCACCCCCGATGGAAAGCGATGATCGCTGAACGCGAAAGCTTGAAGCCGGCGGCTGAGCAGTACGGAAAGATCACGACATTCATGAAGACCAACGGCCTGACCCCTCAGGAAATGGCCGAAGGCATGACTGTCATGGCGCTCATGAAGACCAACCCGGCGGCCGCCTACCAGCAGCTGCAGGGCTATGTCGAGAAATTGGCCCGGTTCACGGGGGATGTACTTCCCCCGGAGCTCAAGGCCAAGGTCGATGAGGGCCTGACCGATCCGGAGACCGCGAAGCGCCTCGCGCAGCTTGAGGCTGAGCGTGAGTTTTCATACGCCCGCCAGGTGGAAGAACAGCAGCGCATCCAGGCCGAGCAGGAGATGATCGTCCGCCAACAGGCGGCCGAAAACTCCCAGCAGATGGTCGCAGCTGTCATGCGTTGGGAACAGGCCGAGCGAGCGAAGGACCCCGACTGGGCTCAGAAGTACGAGATGGTGCAGGACCGGGTGAAGGCTCTCCTGGCAACGCAGCCGGCTCGCAATCCATCGGACGCAATCCAGATCGCACAACGCGCCCTGGCCGATGTGAACGCGCGCTTGAGGCCGCTTGCAGGGAGGACGATGCCGCTTAGGACCCCAGCCAGCTCTTTGTCGTCCGCTTCCGCAACGCCGGCCCCCAGATCCCTCGCGGACCTGGTCCGGATGGGGCTGCAAGGCTCCTAATACAAACACGAACCAGATACCACCATGCCCGCTACCTTCTCCAACCTCGACCACATCATCGCCTCGGCGCTGGACTTCCACATCAAGTCCGATGCCTTCAAGCAGACTGTCCAGGAAAAGCCCCTGATCGGCGTCCTCACCAAGCGCCAGCAGACTTTCCCGGGCGGCAAGGGCGACATCACCCTCCCCGTGACCTTCCAGTCCTCCCTCCCCGCCGTCGCCGGCTACGAAGGGGACGAATCGGTCAGCTACTCCAACCCGCAGAACACCCGCCGGGTGTCCTATCCGTGGAAGGAAATCCATGCCGGTATTTCCGTCACCTTGACCGAGCTCAAGATCGATGGCATCTCCGTCACGGACTCCGTCACCGGCGAGAACACCAGCAAGCACAGCGGCCGTGACGCGACTGTCCTGACGAACATCCTGAAGGCCAAGCTCGACGACATGACCGAAGGCTGGGCTCGCTCGTTCAACGACATGCTCTGGAAGAACGGCGTGGGCACGCCCAAGCTCGTCCCGGGCCTGTCCAGCATCATCCAGCCCGGCCTTGCCATCACCGGCGGCGCCACGGACCTGAACGCCACCGGCACCACCGGCGGCATCTCCCGTGAGACCAACGCCTTCTGGCGCAATCGCTCGGCGAAGTTCACCTATGCTGCTGGCTCGACCAACATCATCGATGGCCTCCGATCCGAGATCCGTCAGCTGAAGCGCTACGGCGGCAAGCCGACCACGATCCTCTGCGGTTCCGGGTTCCTGGAAAAGCTGGAGAAGGAGATCCACAACAAGGGTTTCTACTCCATGACCGGCTTCTCCAAGGGCACGAATACTGTCGGCATGGGCGCCACCGAGCTCCTGGGTGTCGGCGAATTCGTCTACGACCCGACCCTGGACGGCCTGGCTGACTACGGCGAAGCCGGCGGTGACGGCACCCGCACCAACTACTGCTACCTGGTCGATACCGATTCGATCCAGATGTATGTGATGGATGGCGAAGACAAGAAGGTGCACAACCCGGCCCGCCCTGAGGACAAGTATGTCATCTACAAGGCGATGACCTGGACCGGCGGCTTGGTCGCCAAGCAGCTGTCCGGCAACGGCGTGTACAAGGCTGTCTGATCCAGATCAGCATCCTACACAAAGGGGGCCTTCAGGGCCCCCTTTCTTTTTGCCCATCAGCCAGGCCGGTGCAGATTGTTTTGACCATGCAAACCGCTGTCATCCTGGTGCTGTTGAAAGGCAATGTGCAACATTCGGTTCCCGTCTACGCCACGGCCCCCGAATCCCTGATCATCAAGAATCTCCACGGGGAGGGCTCGATCAGCTCGGTCTCGATCAGCGGCCAGGTGAAGCGATCCTCGGCCGAGGAGGCCGCCCGCTTGCGCGCCGAATACGGCCCTGATGAGTTTGCCAAGGCCTTCCCTGGCGCGAACCCCAAGCTGCCTGAGACTTTCTCTGAAATCGGCCTGGTGGTTGAAGAACCCGAAACCAAGCCCGCCAAGAAGGCCGCGGCTGCCGAATAAGCCATGGCCCGGGGAACCAGCTTGCTGGCCCTGCGCGACCAGCTGAAGGCCGAGATCGGGGCGTCCCCGAATGTCGCCATGGGGGTCAACACGATCGAGCAATTCGACAACCTGTTGCGCCGGACGCAGCAGCGCCTGTGGAACGACTTTGACTGGAGTTTCGCGATGATCGAAAGGGATGAGCCCATGGTCAACGGGCAGCGGTACTACACATTCGATCCGGACATCGATTTCGACCGGATCACCGAGGCCCATGTCAAATACGGCAACATCTGGCACCCCATCGACTACGGCATCGGCCCGGCTCAGTACAACAACCACGACTCAGATGACGGAGCCAAGGTCGAGCCGATCGTCCGGTGGCGTCATTACGAGGGCAACCAGTTTGAGGTCTGGCCCGTACCCACGACCGACAACCAGGTCGTCCGGTTCAAGGCGGTCAAGAAGCTGCCGCCCCTGGTCAACACGACCGATGTCGCGGCCCTGGACGACACCCTGATCGTCCTGTACGCTGCCGCCGAATACCTGGCGCGCACCAAGGCAGCGGACGCCGCGGCGAAGCTGAGCCAGGCCCAGGCCCATTTCAACCGCCTCAAGGGCCTCGGGCTCAAGACGGACCGGTTCATCTACGGCGGCGGCGTCGATCGCGCCGAGCGCCTACGCATCGTTGGCGGTCGATTCGTCCGGGATGACCGGCCCTACTGATGCCGTACATCGTTGTCGAGAGCTTCAAGGGTGGCCTGGATCGCCGGCGGTCGGACCTGGTGTCCGCGCCCGGGATGCTGATCAAGGCCGAGAATGTCCATGTGACGCGCGGCGGCGAGATCGAGAAACGCAAGGCGTTCGTGGCCGTGGACGCCGGCGTGGATACCGAGCACACCAACCCGTTTGAAGGCACCTTCGGCATGGAATCGACCGGCGAAGGGACGACTGTATTCACGACCAGCTATCAACAGGTCTCCTGGTACAACGCCGGCCGTTGGATCAGGTTTATTTACATTTATTCGGGTGATCATGGGTTGGCTACGATTGGACACGACAAGCTTTTCTATCGTTTCGGAAACCGGCCGGCCAACGAAACCCACCAGGCTGATCTCCCGAATCTATCAATTTCCGATCCGCAAATACAGATTCCTGAATTTTGTGATACTATTGAAATCAGCTTTGATCAACCCGCCCAGAATGGTCCGCTTCAGAATTCGTTTTATGTGAAGCTAAGGAACAATCAGTATTCGGTCGTTCTTGTTTGTGACGATGGATTGGTGCAGGAAGGCGTCGCGCTTGATGTTGACACGAAAACATTGGATTACGGCGACATTATGATCGTCAATCTTGAGAGAAAATACGCCACCAGCGTGTCGTACAATTGGGGCGGCAACACGGCTGGATCTTCTTTGGCAAGCAGGTTCCAAGTCTACAATCAGTCCGTAGGAACACCGGCCGTGATACTCAAAGGTCATGCGTTCGATGTCCCAAAGGACATCTATGTCGATCTGACCGGAGGTAGTAATCCTAACTGGACATACCCGTCCCCGTTTATTCGCGGCGCTTGGGTTTCAGAGCAGGGTATTTCTAACTTTGCATTTATTGTTTCTGAGACAAGGCCGTGGGATCCGAATTATCATGGCGTGCGACAACTAAGCGTCCCTCTTGCCTGGAATAGGAAAAGTATTCGCCAGAGAATCACCTCGATTTACACCGACATCAAGGTCGTCGAGGTTGATCATCCTGACAAGGTGCAGCTGACCGGGATCGTCTATTCGACTGTCTACGGCGGCAAGTCGTTCGTCCTGGCGAAATTCGCCAACGGGGATGTCCTGCCGTTCTATGACGGCAAGCTGGTAGGCGCGTTCACGGACGGCGTCTATCGCGAATACTACGGCGGCCTGTACCGGTTCATCGAAAGCATCAAGGACCTAGCCAAGGGTGGCATCGACCTTGCCAAGGCCAATTACGATAATGACACAAGCAACGACGACCCGATCAGGAAATACACGATCACGAGCACCCAGACCCAGAACGGCGCCAGCCTGACGATCGCCGGGCCGATCAACGCCGACTTCAAGGTGGACGCCTTCATCGACAGCCCATGCTCGTACACGATCGAGACGATCCAGAAGCCGGTTGCCCCTATCGCCGACATCAGGGCGACCGCCAGCATGACCCTGGCCGGCGGGTCCAACGGCTCCGCGACCACCGGCCTGACCCTGCGCAAGATCGGATACTACGGGAATGTCGTCCCGCCGATCAGCGGGATCTTCGTGACGACCGATTACGATGACCCCAGCGTCAACATCGCCGGCGCCATCGAGCTCACCGGCCTGAATCGTTCCGGCAGCGAGACGATCGCCTACCCGTTCACGGGATACACCAGCCCGGACGCCTGGCACGAGAACCAGCAGCTGGCCTACGCGATCTCGTTCTTCATCAATTCAAACACCCCTGTCACCGGATTCTATTCAAATTACAGCAATTACGGGCACGGATGGGCGATGAAGGACCCGGCCAGCTTCACCATCACCAGCACGCCCAAGCTCGGCGGCCCCATGAACGGGCGAGGGGTCTGGATCGAATTCACCTCGCCGGTCAACATCCTGGACCCGAACCCCCTGGACAATGTCTTCATCGAGGAATTGATCGACCCGGCAACCACGCGCGTCAGCCCGTTCGATCCGACCCGGTGGGTCGCCCGGCTCGGGTATTCCTACCAGGAATACCCCACGACAACCACCTACGGGAAGCTGATCAACGGAGCCAGGAATTCGGTTGATTCCGTGGTAGCCAACGGGGTCGAGCTTCTTTCGGACATCGACCCGTTCACGATGGGGTCTCCTACGCCTGACAAAGCCCAGTATTTCAGCACAACCCTTGATCAGCTCAATTTCGATGTGATCAACAGCATCAACCATGGGTCGGCCACGCATGGGTACTCAGCGGTCAAGGAAGGTGAAAAGATCGTGATTTCGTCCAATGTGCTCGGGGCTGCCGGCAACAACAAGTCAATCAGAGTCACGACCAGCGGTACTGTGACCCGGCCCGGCATGGTCAATTTCGGGGGAGGCCGGGACAATTACGATGGCGCCGGCAAGATCATGCGCATCAATTTCAACGGCACCCCTGTTATCGGAAACAAGTGCTGGATCATGATCACCGATCCGACCAGGCCTGGAACCCCGTACAAATTCGGCGCCACCCGCATGGCCGGGAAAAAGGGGTCGTTCTGTTTCACCTACAAAGGCAAGCAATACATCGGGGTCGGCTCGGTCCTGTATTTTTCGTCCCTGAACAACCCGACCAAGTGGGACACCTATGACACCGGTTCCGGGTTCATCGACATGGCGAACAACTTCGGCGGCCGGGACGACCTGACCGGGGCCGGCGTCTACCAGAACAACATCGCGGTGTTCACCGAACGAAACTGCCAGCTTTGGTTTTTTGACCCTGATCCGAACCAGAATTCACAGCGCCAGGTCCTGGACAACACCGGCTGCCTGGCTCCCAACAGCGTGGTATCGGTCGGCGCAACCGACCTTTTCTACCTGTCATACAACGGCATCCGGTCGCTTCAATCGCGCGAGAGCACGGACGCGGCCTACGCCAACGACATCGGCTCCCCGATCGATGAGATCGTGATCGCCATCCTGGCGAGCCTGACGCCCGAGCAGCGCGCTGCCGCCAAGGGCCTGATCGAGCCGGTTGATGGCCGGTATTGGATCAGTATCGGATCGCGCCTGTTCGTCCTGTCGTATTTCAAGGGGTCCGGCATCCTGGCCTGGAGCGAGTATGTGCCAGGGATGACGATCGATGAGATGGTCACTTTCAAGGACAAGGTCTACATCCGATCCGGGAACAAGATCTACCTGTACGGCGGCCCGGACGGGAACACCTACGACAGCTGCCCGGTCGTGGTCGAAATGCCCTACCTGGACGCCAACAAGCCGGCCACATTCAAGGCCGTCAACGGGATGGACATCACATGCCAGGGCACCTGGAAGGCGTTCATGGGCTTCGATTACACCAACGCCAACGCCCGGGATGAGATCGCCACCTTCACCCAGCCGTCCTTCGCCCTGGGCAAGATCCCGGCTACCGGCATCGGGACGCACATCGGCGTCCGGCTGACCAGCAATCACTCCGGCTATTCCAAGCTGGCGAATGTCATTGTGCACTACGATGAGCTTCACTCCAAACACGACGCCGGATAAACATGTGTCTCCTTGAAGATCCAAGCAATTTGAGCGCGAAACAAAATCGCGACATAAATTTCCTGTTTCCGAACGCCAGAACCAGCCCTGTTTTCAAGCAGATGCAGGACGCTTACAAGGCCAGGAAAAATTCCCCCCCTCTCCTTAATTTCGGCGGCCAGGCTGCGCCAGGATCGGTTCCTCAATACGACCCATCGAAGAAACCAACGACATTCTTTGAGGCAAAGCCGGTCCAGGCGGCTTCCTCAGGCGACCTCCAGGCGCAGCCAGGTCAATCGCCGGCAACGGCTCCGATCGCGTCCCTTTTCAACACCACCCAAAATCCCGCTGGGAAAATCGCAGGAGGCATGGCTGGAACCATGAAGATCGTGCCATGAGGATTGTTGAGCTGACATTCGACCGGGTGAAACATGTAGCCGTCAACATGCGCGCCAAGGACCGCGAGGAAATCTTTGCAACGCGCTGGAGCGAGGATCCCGAGGTTGTCGCCGAAACGATCGATACATTGAAACCGATCGGGTTCGTGGCCCTGGCCGACGATGACGAGCCTGTCTGCGTCCTGGGTGCCTACGAGATGTGGCCCAAGGTAATGTCCGTTTTCATGTTCGCCACGGACAGGTGGAAGGAAGTTTCGATCGGGACGACCAAGGCGGTGAAAAGGATGCTGATCCCCTACGCATTGTCGGAGAAAGTCATGCGGGCCGAGTGCAAGTCTCTCTCAACGCATGATGACGCCCACCGGTGGCTTGAATCGCTCGGCGCCTCCAAAGAGTCGGAGCACCCGTACTACGGAAAAAACGGGGAGACATTCTTCACTTACAGCTGGACCAACCCGCCGGCTAAAACAAACTGACGATCATGTGTTTCGGAGGAGGAGGAGATTACGGCGCGCAAGCGCGCGCTGACGAGGAAGCTCGAAAGGCTCGCATCGCCGCCGGCATGTCGGCGATCAACAGCACCTTCAAGCAGTTCAACCCGGATTTTTACGCCCGCCGTGAGAACGCCGTGAAAGAGACCCTGATGCCTCAGTTGAACGATCAATTCGACAAGACAAAGGAACAGCTTCAGTACAACCTGGCGCGATCCGGGCTGACGGACTCCAGCGTCCGGTCGGCTAACGAGGGCGAGATGAGACGCCAGATGGCTATGAATGAGGCCACGATCGCAGGACAGGCCACGGACGCCGCCAATCAGGCCCGCAGGGAGGTCGAGCAGAACCGGGCTGAGCTGATCGGGCAGCTGAACGCCACGAGCGATTCAACCCAGGCGGCACAGAACGCTCTTTCGCGAGCAGCCATCGCATCCAACCAGCCGTCAATTTCACCCCTGGGGATGATGTTTCAGAATACCACCGGGCTCCTGGGGGCTGCCAGCCAGGCCGGCGCCTACGACCGGAACGCCCCAGGTTTGAAGGCCTTCGGATTCCCGCGCAGCTCGATCGGCGTAGGCAAAGAAAGGACTGTTTCCTGACATGTGTGACATTGCTTCAGTAGCGATCCTTGCTACCGGCCTGTCGGTAGCTGCCCAGGCAAAGGCGCAAAAACAGGTCAAGGAGGCCCAGCGCAGGGCCCAGCAAGCCGAGCTTGAAAGGCAGCGCGTGATGCGCGAACAGGCCAGTCAGCTGTTCAATCAATCCCTGGCATCCGAAGGCAAGGAAGCCACCATCAAGGCCGAAGACGAGGCGATCGCAAAACGCCAGGCAGATGTGGCCGAGGTGCAAGAAAGCGCCCCTAGCACGGACATCGGTTCGTCCTACGGCAACGAATCCAAGATCGTCGCCGATGAGTCACGGGTTCGCACTTCTGCCGGCAAGGCTGCCGCCAATTTGGATGCCAACGCCAAGGCCAAGTTGGCTGCCTTTGGCGATGCGGCCCAGCTCAAGGCCATCAAGAACGCCAGGGCCAGCACGGATCTCGGGATTGTAGCCAGGAACCAAGCCGGATCTGCCGCCGCTTTTGAAGCCGAAATGGCCCAAGCCGGCCAGGCTGGAGACCGCATGAGGAACATCGGGTCGGCTCTTTCAACCATCGGTGGCCTGACCGGCATGGCTGCCGGGGCCGGCTGGGGCAACAAAACGGCCGAACAGGTCGCGAATTCATCCCTGGATAATGCCGGCTTTATCAACTCCCTGGACGGGGCCGATAGCCTGAGGCCTGTTGGCGATGGCAATTATCTGCACATGCAGACCAACAAGATCATCCCGGGTTCGGAGATTAACTGGAATCATTTTGGATCCGCACAAACCAATACCACCCCGGCTGTCTACAAGCCGTTCATGGCTGTTTCCGATTGGTTTTCCACGAAGAAAGATGAGATCAAATAATCATGCCTGATTATTCCGGATACATCCCACGCCAGCAGCAGCAGGACCCAAACCTGGCTGCCTGGGCGCAGATCGGCGGCAACATCGCCAACATCTTTGGGCTCGATCCGGCCAAGGCCGCCGAGGCCCGCCGCGGGCTGCAGCAGGAGGATTACAACGAGCTGCGCAACCAGGCGCAGATTCGGCAGCAGCTGGCTAACAAGCGCCTGGGCGAGCTGTTCAAGCGAATCAACCCCATGACCGGTGAGTTTGACAACCCTTCCGATTACCAGGAATACGCCAGCCTGACCGGTGAATTGGGCAGCAATCCCAACACCCGGCTTGGGACCGGCTTTGGCGCCAGGGAGCTTCAGATGCGTCTGGAAGCCGAGGACCGCAGGAACGCCGAGGCTGATCGCCGGGCCGGCTTGAAGCGTGACGCTGACGCCAAGGAGGCTGCCGCCAAGCAAGCTGCTGAAGACGCGCGAAAAATTGCCTCAGAATTTGATCAAAGGGCTAAATGGGGAGGCCGCACAATCAGGTTTGTTCCTCCACAGGCTTATGATGATTTTTCTAGGGCCTTTGATGCTACCGGACCGAGAAATCTTAGCGAACGATTTCAGCCTACGCGAGAGACTTCGGGACTTCCGGCCAATCAACAGCTTTTTGAGGTGACTCCGGCTTTCACCGAATGGATGAATAAAAACAATCTCGGAACCCCTACAGTTTCTGATGCTGATGTCAGATACGGATCTAGCGAATTTCAGTCAGGGAAGGCAGAGCTACTGAACGCCATTGCCCTAAAATTTGGAATCAGCCAACAGGACATTCCTAGATACCCAGGATTGGTTGACCTTGTTGAGCGAATCTACGCCGGCCACATGAACGCGCAGATTTCCGATCCCGAAAACACGCCTATTCCTGCGGTCAGCACCCAAGGGCAGATCGACAAGATCATCAGAAAAGCCCAGGCAGATCCTTCAACGGCACCTGAATACATTCTCATCAGGGTTCCGAAGGTTGATCCTCAGACGGGTGATGTCACTTTCTCGTACATGAGAAAGAAAATGTCTGCCATTCTGAAGATGTCTCCGGATAATCCGAATCATCCGATCAACATCTTGCAGGGGGCTCGTTAATAATGGCTGAGGAGCCGTTCAATTACGAAAAATGGAGGTACGGGTCTAAGCCTCAGCCGGCCCCGGGCGTCCCGCCCATGGTCGTCCCGCCCCTGGCCCCTCCCGCGTACAGGCTGAATTCACTCAAGCAAGGCGATCCGTTGGCTCTGATGAGCCCTGATGAGCTATCGTCCCTCAACGCGCGCGAGTCCGGCCTGTCTTTTGAAAGATCCGGTGACTCAGGCTACACATTTTCAAACCCGCAGACCGGCGAGTACGGGCTGTTCGACCCATCTGAAACGACTAAGAGGCTTGTAAAAACAGACACAAGGGTCCTGACCGAAGGGTCTCCCAAGATGCTGCTACCGGCCGGTGTCAGGCGGCAGTTCAAGGTGGGCCAGAGACCATCAAGCGCCCAGGAATTTTTCGTAGTTCCCCAGGGGGCTGTTCCCGATGATTACTGGAAGTTCAATCCTGATGCATGGAAAACCCTTGAGAACGATCCGTTGGTAATTTCTAACGCCCGGCGACTCCATCAGGTGGACAAAGATGGAGGTGATTTTGAACAGAATCGCGATTATTACATCAAACAGGCCGTCGATGCCATGAGGCGCCAGGTGATCGCCCAGCACTACGGGCAAGGAAACATCGCCCATGCGTTTTACGATGACCAGCCCGAGCCAGAGCAGCCCAAGGTCCTTCCTTCAAAGCTCCCCTTTGGCGTGCCTGGCGTACCGGCGCTCCAGGTCAATCTCCCTGGATTGCCCACCATGTTCGGCGCGGTAAACGCGGCCCTGGGCAGCGCGTATGACGCAGCAGCCGGTGACAAGATGTGGGAATTCGGCAGATCCATGCGCGACCAGGCTGATCCCAGCGTGCTTGCCGGGCTGTTTGACGCATCTCAGCGCAGAGATCTGAGGCGCAACAAGCTGGAAAGCTTCAATGCCCCGGAAATTCTTGGTGACGGATCGGAAGCATCAAAATTCATCAACGCGCAATTCCAGTCCAGGTACACGCCGGAGCAGATTGCCGTCATGACCCCTGACGAACAGAGGAAAATCGGCTACGACATCGCCGGCGAATACCTCAGGACCAAGGCCACGAATGACCTGAAACAGGTTTTTTCGATCAACAAGAACAAGAAGGAAGGGGTGTCGGAATTCCTGACCGAGGAAGCCTACAGCCCGGACTGGAGCCTGTCCAAGCTGACGCAGCAAGCCGCCGGATCCGCGGTGCCTACGGCCGCGCCCATGCTTGCGTCCATGCTTGGCAGCCTGGCGACCGGCGGCCCGTGGGGAGGCAAGGCAGCCTCGGCTGCCGTGACCTACAAACTTTCCACGGATTCCGAATTCATGGCTCAGATGGGGCAATGGGCGTCAAAGAACGGGATCGACATCAACAACGACCCTGAGGTCGTCATGCAGCAGATGCTGGATCTTTCCAACAAGGACCCGGAAGGGTTCTCCAATGCTTTGCGCGAGATGGTCCACAAGGCTCGTGTTGCCGGCGGCTTGGAAGCCGGCGTTGCTTTCGCCCTGAACGAGGGCCTGGAGCACATCAAGATCCCTGGTGCCAGGGAAGGGTCGGTCTGGGAGGCCATGAGGAAGATCGGCAACAAGGACATCTCACAGGTCCTGGCGCCGCGCATCGCCAACATGCTCCAGGAGACCGGCAAAGAAGCCCTGGAAGAATACATGACCGAGGTCCTTGTCGGCCTTGGCAAGGGCGTAGACGAAAAGATCCAGAAAGGCGACCCTGTCTGGGAATCCACCAAAAACAGCGTCAGGGAGCTGATGGATTCCTACAAGGGCGACGAGCCCAACGCCGAATCCGAGCAGCGCAACACCGCAGCCCAGATCGGCGCTTACATGAGCCTCATTATGAAGGGTCTGACCGGCAAGGGCAACCCGGACACAGCCCTGATCAGGCAAGCCAGAAGCCAGGCTGCCAGGGCCCTGGCTGAAAAATACAGGGGCAAGAAGCTAGTGACCGCCGAAAAGATCGAAATCGCCCTGGCTGACATGGAAAACGCCGCCACGGCTGACCGCCTGGACAAGATCAACGAGGTGATGATCCTTGAAGGGCACGGCAGCCTGTGGGATCGGCGGGACAATGTCTCGCCCCCGGAAATGGAGCTGCCGCCCAATGTCAGATCACCGGACGGAACGCCATCCGGGCAGGATCTGCAAAGCGAAGCCGAGGCCATGCGCGCCAGGGCCGAACAAGACGCCAAAGACAGGGCCGCAAAGGACGCCGAGGAACAGGCGCGCCGGCAATCCTTTAACGAGGAAACCGCAGCCTACCAAAGAGCCCAGGATCTGGAGAACGAGAGCGTGCTGGCATTTCAGGAGCTAAAAAAGGCGAACGAAGAATACCGACAGGCCCTTAATGAATACAGGCCTGACTCAGACGCACCTGAGTTTCTGAGAATTCGTGATGCGCTTCTTGACGCCAGGGCGAAGTACGAAGAAATCGAGCGCCGCCGCGGCAAGTGAACACCTACTAAATGTGGTATTTAAATGCGTTGCTTAGAAAATTGACCTAAAGAAAATCCCACCATGGCAAACATCAAGGTAGACCCGCGCACCCTTATTACAGGCCGTCCGCAAGGCCTTCCGGCAACCCCGGCCAGAGAAAGTGGCGTGGCGCCCGAAGGCTTTCTTGGCAATCCTCTCCTGGAGGGAGCAGCGCAGCGTCTGCAGGACGCCGTTGTAGCGTCAACCCCTAGCGCGCAGCCGAGCGCGCCGACCCTGCCGACCAGCGGCGTGGACACGATCCTGAATCCGTTCGTGCAGCCCGAGGGCGTCCCGGCTGGCGCGCCGACTGATCTGTCATCCCTGTTCGGCATGGGCGCCGCCGGTCTCGGCCCGGTATCGCCGGCTCCGATGTCCTCGCCCGACCTGGGTATTGGGCTGCCGTCCTATGACGCCGGCATGGCTCCGACCATGGCGCCGGCCGTTTCTCCGTTTGCCCAGCCCCAGGTCCCGCCCCAGCTGGCGATGGGCCAGGCCCAGGGCCAGGCGATCACCGGGGCCACGACCTTGGCTGATCTGGTTTCCCGTGGCCTGGGCGGCCAGATGCCCCAGATGCCCCAGGCGCCTCAGATCCCCCAGCTGGCCGCCCAGCCTTTTGCCCAGGCCATGCCTCAGGCGATGCCCCAGGCTCCCGTTGCAGCCCCGCAGATGGCGCCCCAGGCTGCTTTCCCCCAGGCCCCTGGGATTGCCCAGC